CATTGGTATTTGAAAGATATTATTAATCTCACTACTTTATCTATACAATTTTATTTTTACTTATGCATGGTATGTAATAAAAAAGGTTTGTATAAAGAAGCCATAATAAGCTCATTTATTAATATTTGTTCACAAATAATCCTTTCCAGCTATTTTAAATTTCCACTAGCATATCAATTTGTTTGTTTCTTTATAATTTTTGTGTTACCAATTATGATAACTAAAAAAGTTCAAATAAAAAGGCAAATAGTGTGCGTATTAATGATATATTTATACCAATTTATATCTTTATTCGTGAGAAATATTGGTGTAACAAACAACTACGGGAATTTCATAATAGATGTATTATTAAATACAGACCAATTGATATTGTTAGCGATAACATATAAATTGTATTTTATGAAAGGAGAATTCAAACTATGTCTGAAACAGGAAGTTGGTTCTTATTCGCTAAAGAAGATGAACTTAAAAAAATCGCTGAAAAGATTGCAAAAAAACTTGCATAGTTTTAAAGCGAAACCAAAAGTAGAAAGAATATCAATAATTATATATTTAATTTTAAGTTTAATTTGGAATGTATTGACTGTTATTTTGGTATTGATCATTTCACAATTAAACCACACATTTATTGAATGTATATTTATCTTAACTTCATTCTGGTTATCTAAAAGAGCATTTGGCAAGCCATTCCATTTATCAAGCATGGTACAATGTTTTATAGTTTCAAATTTGACATATTATACCCTTAACAGAATCACAACTCCTCTTGGAATAAGCATACTTGTTCCAATATTACTTGGTGTTGGGTTATCATACATTACCTCTAAACTAGTCAAAAAGACATATAAACCATTGTACAAAGGAATGCCCGAAGATTTGTTTGAAGAAACCATTTTAAAAGTTACAGATAAAAATAGTGTGAAATATAAAATATGTTATGACTTTTATATATTAAAAGAAAGTGACGTATCTTTATCATTCAAATACAACTATTCAATAGCAGGTATAAGAAAAGTTAAAGATAGAATTAATGATAAAATTAAAGAACTTAAATAAGTTCTTTTTTTAATTGTATTATTTTGTATTAATTTTTATAAGTAAAATTATAATCAAAGGAGGGACATAATGACAATTAGTAGTAAAACACAGTTGTTATATGCCCTCCTTTTGTTTGTTTAAAGGAGATGAAATAAATGTACAACAACCCTTATATAAACCCATATAATACACAAGCAAATATTGACAGATTAAATGAACAAATAAACAATTTAGAAAAAATGAAAGCACAAATGCAACAACCACAACCTCAACCAACAAATTTAACACAAAATTTTCAATTAGCACCTGCAAGTAGAGATGTTATAAGATATGCTGGTTCACTAGAAGAAGTACAACGAGATATGGTTATTGGTGACACACCATATTTTAGTAAAGATATGAGTGTAGTGTGGATAAAAAATATTAAAGGTGAAATTAAAACTTATGAATTAAATGAAATAATACCAAAGGATGAGAAAGACATTCAAATAGAATATTTAAAAGGGCAGATTCAAGAATTAAAGGAGAAGATAGAATATGAACAATTTAATTCAAATGTTGCTACAAAACAAGATGCAACAAATACCGCAAAATATGATGAACCAATTAGAGAAACAATTGAAAGCACGAAATCCACAAGCATTTCAAAAATACCAAGAAGCAAGAAAGAACAATAACCCGCAAGATTTATTAAATGAAACCGTTAATAATTTCACACCACAACAAAGACAGCAATGGGATAATATGATGAAAATGTTTAATCAACCTCAAAAATAAGGCTAGATGCCTTATAGGAGGATATTTAAGCTAGATTTAGGTATCTTCCTATAAGTTATCTAGCAACTTAAATATATAGAAAGGAGAAAAATATGAATAATGGTATTCAACCCACAGTAGAACTTGCTACTAATAACGGAAATGGTTTTGCTTATCCAGTAATGCCTATGATGGGTGGTTATGGATACGGAAACGGTGGTTTCGGTGGCTATGGTTCTGACTTTATTTGGGTAATCTTATTATTAGCATTATTCGGTGGTTGGGGAAACAACGGTAACGGTGGATTCTTCGGTAATAATGGTTTTGATAATGGTTATGCTTGGCTTTCAAATGGTCAAAAAGAAATTATGCAAAACACTAACAATGGATTCAATACTTTACAATTAAGTAATGATATTCAAGACGTTACTAATGGCATAAATTCTTTATCTAGTCAATTATGTAACTCAACATATACTATAAATGACAGTATTAAAGATGGCTTCTATGGTTTAAATACATCATTCCTAAATTGTTGCTGTGAAAATAAACTTGGAATTGCTGATTTAAAGTACACCGTTGCAACTGAAAACTGTGCCGATAGAGAAGCATTAAGTAATGGTATTAGAGATTTAATTGCTAATCAAACAGCAGGAACTCAAAGAATACTAGACCAATTATGCCAAGACAAGATTGATGCTAAGAACGAAAAAATTGCTGACCTTCAAAGAGAAATCTTAATGAAAGACTTACAAGCATCTCAAGTAGCACAAACTGCAACATTAAGAGAAAACAATGCAGTAGTTGCTAACCAATTAGTTAGTGAGTTACGTTCATGCCCTATCCCTGCTCAACCAGTATATGGCAATCAACCTATATTTACTTGTAATGGTATAAATACAAACGGATGCGGATGTGGTTTAAGTACAACAAGTCAATTTATTTAATAGCATAGAGTAGAATACTACTAACCTGATTACAGGAGTTTGCTAACTATGAGAATAGGCAAACCCTATTCTCTTTTATTTAAGAAAGGAGAAACAATATGATAGAAACAATTATAAATGAACCATTAATATTACCAAGTAATGCAAGTCCAATAACTTTTGATGAAACTGATATAAGAACTAGGTGTGCTACTTGTTGTGGTTGGTTAGATTATTCAAATGGTAATCCTAACTTTAAGATATTTGGAAATGGATATACAGGTTATTACGATGTAGAATTTAGTGCTTCTGTTAGTTCTGCAACTGCTGGTGTTGTAGCAGTAGCATTATTCCAAGATGGCGTGATAATTCCAGATACAATTCGTGCTGTAACAATTGCAGCAGCCGATGATTATGAAACAATTTCTTTTGATAAGAAATTAAGAGTATGCCCTCGTGGAACTACAAATTTAAGTGTAAGAAGTGTATCAAGTGTTCCAACACCAACTGATCCTACGACACCAATATCAACTACACAAGCAATTATAACTAATGCTACATTCAGTATCGAAAAACTTAACAGATAGTGAATAATAAACTAGATATAACAAGTTTGTTTTTACAAGCATTAAGTTTACAAATATTATTTCAAGATTATAACAATAGAGATTTAATGCAAGAATTACAAACACAAGATGAAAAGTATTTAAAACAAATACTTAAAAATCAAGAAGAAATATTAAAAATCCTTAAAGAAAGGAGTGAAAAATAATGGAAGACAAATTACTGGAAAAGGTTGATGAGAAAATTCAACACATACTTGATGAAGATATAAATACTAATAATTTAGAACATTTATACAAATTAAGCAAAATAAAACATATGACAAAGGAGGACAAAGAAATGTACGGAAATTATGGAAATTATGGACGTAGGCCTGGATATGATAGTTACGGAAGATATTATGGAGAATATGGAAACTATGGCGAAGGTTCTTATGGCAGACGCGGATATGATATGAAATATCGTGGTGATGAACACATGGATAGAATGTCAGGAGAATATCATAGATACATGGAAAATCGCGAAAGATATGGTGCTAACCCAGAAACTGACAAGGCATTTGAATATATGGTTAAATCGTTGGAAGATTTTGTTAAATATTTACACGAAGAAGCTGAAACACCACAAAATCATCAAATGTTAAATGAAGCTTTGCAAAGAAGTATAAGATAATGTACAAGTTTTATAATGCTAATGCTTTAAATAAATATGAAGACGACTGCGTTATCAGGGCAATTTCATGCGCTACTGGTAAATCGTGGGATTATGTTTATGATTATTTAAGTGATATAGCACAATATGAAGGCACTTTACTTGATAAAAGAGATTTTGTTAGAAATTATTTAGACCGAACTTATAGGAGATTAGACGGCATACACGGTAGCGTAGGCGAAGTTTCAGGTCGTTTTCCTAACAATACTTTATTAATTACAATGAATGGTCATATAGTATGTAGTAAACCAGATAAAAGAACTGGGTTGCCAACCATATATGACACGTTTGATTGTAGAGATAGAGAAGTAGAAGATGTGTGGCTAGTTATTTAACCACACATATATGTATCCGTACTCAAGAGGTTAGAGGCAAATCTGCAAAATTTGTAACGTGGGTTCGATTCCCACCGGATACTCCAACGTGTACAACTGCATTTTTGCAGTTTTTTATATATTATGATATAATCTTGTTAGGTGATAAAATGATACCACGTAGAATCATATTTTGCTGGTTTGGTGGAAAAGAAAAACCAGAGAATATACAAAATTGTATAAAAACTTGGAAAGAGAAAATGCCAGACTGGGAATATCTAGAAATAAACGAAAGCAACTTTGATATAAACTACAACGAATATGTTAGAAGTGCTTACGAAAACAAGAAATGGGCTTATGTTTCTGACGTTGCTAGATTGTGGGCTTTATATACTTATGGTGGTGTGTATATGGATACTGATGTATTGGTATATCAACCATTGGACAAATTCTTAAACCATAGTTTCTTTACTGGTTTTGAACAAGCACATTATCCTGTAACTGCTACAATGGGTGCAGAAAAAGGGAATGAGCTTGTAAAAGAAATGCTAGATGTATATGATAATAAAGTATTTCAAACTCATGAAAATTGGGGAGATTATGAAACAAACACAATGATTATGAGTGATATTATAGGTAAATACTTTGATAGAGAAAAAGTGGAATATCAAGAAAATGGGAATATGGCTATATATCCACGTGAAACATTTTGTTGGCATGAAACATTAGATGATAGGGTTTATACAAAACATTGCATGTTCGGGAGTTGGGCTTATGACTAAAAAGAAAATAATATTTTATCAAAGTAACTTCTGCCAAATAGGTGGCGTTGAAACAATGGCTTATAATTGGTGCTGGTGGTTAAGAAATTTTTTTGATGTTACTGTATTATATTGTTCAGGAGATACTGAAAGATTAAGAAAAATGGCTAAACTCGTAAAAATGGAAAAATACGAGGAAGGCAAAACCTATGAATGTGATATTTTTATAAGAAATAGTGTATGGGGCAAAATACCAAAGAATATAAAAGCAAAACGCATGATAGAAATGCGACACGCAAATTATAAATATCTTATTGAAAAAGGCTTATTATATCAACAATATGCAGATATGGGAATAAAAGAAATAGTTGGTTGTGGCAAATTTGTTAGCAAAATGAGTGATGAAGTATTGCACGACCACCCAACAACTATTAAAAATATATTATTACCAAATAAAAAAACAAACAAAGTTCTACATTTAATTAGTTGTACAAGACTTGACCCAGCTAAGGGTTGGAATAGAATGCTAAAATTAATGGAAATGATGAAAAATGCAGGTATAAAATTTGAATGGAATATTTTTACCAATTCCACAATGTACAAATGCGATTATGAAGAAGTGCATTTTTGGAAGCAACGCTACGATATATGGGATTACCTAGCAGATGCAGATTACACCGTTTTATTAAGTGATAGCGAAGGACTACCATATACGGTGCAAGAAAGTTTACAGTATCAAGTGCCTTGTATAGTCACTGATGTTGGTGGATGTACCGAGCTTATTAAAGATGGCGTAAACGGTTATGTTGTGCCACTTGATATGAATTTTGATATAAATAAAATAACAAAAATACCTAAATGTCCTGAATATGATAATCACGCATTAGAAGATTGGCTAAAATATTTAGGATATGAAGGTAGAATAAATAAAGAAGAAATCATTAAGAAAGCAGAGGAGGAGAAAGAAATTATGTTAAAAGTAAAAGCTATAATTAAATTTAATGATATGGAAGCAAATGCTGAAAGACAAATCGGAGATGAATTTATTTGCGGAGATGAAAGGGCAAATTTCCTAGCTGAAAAAGGTGCTGTTGAAATTTTAGGAATTGTCGAAGAACCTAAAATTGAAGAAACAAAAGAAATTAAGAAGAAAAAAACTACTAAAAAATAACATCAATTTGGTGTTTTTTTTATTTTGTGGTATAATTTATTTAGTATGTCAAACTTGCAGACAAAAAATGCAAGGGTTATACTCCAACTTAAAAGAGTATAAAGAAAGGAAATTATGGAACAAGAAGTTCAAAATGTAGAAACTGAAACTACTACTACTCAAGAAGTAGAAACAAACAGTGAAGAAGTTGTAGAAAAAACATTTACTCAAGACGAAGTAAATGCAATTGTTAAAGAAAGACTTGCAAAAGCTCAAAAAGGTATACCTAGCAAGGAAGAATTAACAAAATACAACGAATGGAAAGAAAGCCAAAAAACTCAACAAGATAAATATGATGAGTTAGTAAAAAAAGATGGTGAAAAAGATACCACTATTACTAATTTAAAAATGGAAAATGAAGTTTTAAAAGCCGGTGTTACTGATGCTGATGAAATTGAGTTTATTGTTTACAAAGTTAGTAAAATGGAAGGTGATTTTTCTGAAAATCTTAAAAATTACTTGGCTGAAAATCCTAAACACATTAAAACACAAGAAACAAAAGCAACAGGCGTTGAAACTAAATCAAGTTCTGTTGTAAAAGATGATGGTGTTCTTGCTATTTTAAAAGCAAAACATCCTGACATTGATTTTTAGAAAAGGAAGGAATGATTAAAAATGGCTAACGCAATAGCTATAAATGGTACTCATAAACGCCAAGAACGTTATGCTGATACTATTGTTAAACTAATGAGAAAAGAGTTTAACATAAGAAATGAATTTTCAAGAGATTACGAAGGTAATCCAGTAAGTGGTGCAGTTAATGTACCTACAAGAAATGGTGATATTACATTAAGTGATTATGATATTCTTAATGGTATTACAATGACACAAAGTGCTACTGACTATCTACAAATTTTAGTAGACGGACACAAAGCATTTAGTGAATTAGTTGATGGTTACGAAGCAGAAGCTGTACCAGATAACCTAAAAGCACAAAGATTAGAAAGTGCTGCATATGTTACTGGTAAAGCACTAGAAATGTCTGCTATCAAGGCTTTAACTGATGGTGGAACTATCGAAGCATCAACAAGCGCTACAACAGAAGACAATGTTTATAAAACAATTGCTACTTCAGTTAAAAATCTAAAAGCAAGAGGAATCCCTACTGATGGTTTAAGAATTGCTGTTTCTGCTGATGTAGAATTAAAACTTTTAACTGATAGCAAATTTGCTAACACTGCTGGTACACTTGGTGCTGAATTAGTTAGAAATGGTGTTATTGGTAAAATAAATGGTGTTCAAGTTAAACCTAACTATCTATTACCTGCTGAAGTTGAATATATAGTTTATGCACCTGCTTGGTGTCAAGCAATCGATGAATGGAAGGTTGAACCTCAATTCAAAGATATTAACGATGGTAAACACGTTGGTGCATCTGCATTACAAGGACGTATGGTTTACAAAGACGTTGTTACAAATTCATTAGCAGTACAAGTTAAAACTACTGGTACACCTAGTTATTAATATAAAATAAAGGAGGCATTTTATGACATTTGAAGGACAATACTTAACATACGCAGAATTTCAAGCGTTAGGTGGTTCTGCAATTGGCGAAATGCCTTTTAATCTATTAGAATTTGAAAGTAGAAAACAAATTGACACAAGAACCTTTAATAGAATAAAAGCATTAAATGGTGCTGATATTCCACAAGAAGTAAAAATATGTGAATATAATTTAATAAATAGTATAAATGGTTATGTAAGTTCAACAAACGGCATTTCAAATAAAGGAAATATAAAAAGTGAAAATACTGATGGTTATTCAGTTCAATATATAAGTGCAAGCGATATAGCAGATGTTGTTAATTCTAAAAATGTGGAAATTAATAATATAATAGACACTTATTTATTCGGGTTAATAATCAATGGACAGCACATTTTATATAATGGTATTTAGAGATGATAACTAATTCAAGCGTAACTATTTATCACAAAAACGGAAAAGATGTTGCGACACACGCTGATAAGTGGGAAAGACATAATTATAGCAATGTCTGGTTCTTCGGCGGCAAGGGTGCTGGAATCAATAAAGGATACGACAACGCAAATGACGTTGAGGTACGCATACCCTACGGCCAAAATAGTGGCTTAAATATAAATGATTTTGCAATCGGCGATATTATTGTACAAGGCACCCTTGACATTAATATAACTAGGCAACAAGACTTAAATAGTTATTTAATTTATAATATACAAAGCATTAATAATAACAATTTTGGTAATAATCAACACATACATCTAGGGGGCAGATAATATGCCTGTTAGAATGCAACCTACAAGCGTAATAAAAGCACGTCTAGGACTTGAGCCGAACGGAAGAATACAAAAGTTCTTTACAAGTGAATGTGCCAAAGCAATGGATAAATACGTGCCAAAGGATGAAGGTAATTTAAGACTTTATAAAATCGAAGGAAATTATATTGTTTACGATCAACCTTATGCTAGGTATCAATATTATGGCATTCGTGAAGACAGTACACACAAGGTTCAACACTACACCACACCAGGCACTGGCCCTTATTGGGACAGACGAATGGTAAGTGTGGATTTGCCTAATATTGTTGCTAGAATACAAAATAAATTTGGAGGTAAATAATGGCTGTTACAGATTATAGAATATCAAAATTGAGAGATTATTTATTCGGAATAATAAACACTCTAACTACCGATAGAAACTATCAAATTAATGCTGATTTCCTAGGAGATGTCGATGATTATTCACTAGACAAAATTCCGACTGAAAGCGTTGTTACAAAATGGGTAACTGGTGATGAAGTACATAAGGATGTCTACTCATTCAGAAGCCGTAAATCTTACAGTTTAGATTATATTAACAATTTGGAAAACATAGGTTTTTTTGAAGATTTTGAAAGAAGCATCAAATCTAATAATGACGAAGGCGTTTTGCCTAATATAAATGGTATAGAAAGTATCGAGTGTTTGAATTGTGGAACATTGAATAGTGTAGATGGTACAGAAGCGACATTTGATATTCAAATACAAATTACTTATAGGAATATTAATGAAGGAGGTCCGGTAAGCTTATGAAAAAAATAATTGCTAAAAAAGATTTCATTTTAAACGGCATAAGTTATATCGTAGGGGATGAAATTCAAATTAAAGATATTGAAGCAATCAAAAAAATAAATGAAAAAGGTTATATTGAACCTCTTGAATTTAGAGATTTAGTTATAATCGAAAGAGAACTAAATAATAAAAATAAAATTAAGGAGGAATTATAATGATACCTGAAGATATTGGAAAATTAAAAACAAGTCAATATTTAAGATTTATTGATACTACACCAAGTTCACAAAATCCAACTTGGAAAGTAATCGGTATTGGTGTTGAAGAACTTGATACTTCTTATAATCCACAAATAAATACAGTAAAATGGATTATAGAAGATACTGCAAGAAGCGACCATGAAAGTAACCAAAAACAATCAAGTGTAACACAAAAAGCATATAAGAACGACCCTTGCTTTGAATTTGTAAACGCAGGACGTGATAAATTAAATTATGCAACGCATATACTTGAAGTTGACTTATGGAGTGGAACAACTGGTAACTACACTGCAAAAATGAGTGATGGATTAGTAGCAGTTACAAGTTACAACGGCGAACAAATTGAATATGATTTATATTTCAACGGTGACCCTGTTGACGGAACTGTAAGTATTACTGATAATGTACCAAGCTTTACTCCAACAACAAGTTTATAGCAAACCTTTAAGGGCGAGGCGAATTATCGCCACGTCCTTTTTTAAATAATAGAAAGAGAGATGTGAATAATAATGACAGAAGATTTTATTCAATTAAAGAAAAGCGATGTTCTACGCTTGGGAATTAGAACAGAAGATGGAAAAGATACAGGGGAATTTTTAGAATTTAACCTTGAAGACATAGAGTTGCCTTTGAGATTCCAAGAATTAATAGAAAAAGATAAAAAAAATAAAGAAAATATTAGAAATCAGCTTTTAATAATTGACAAAAAACAAGATGTAAAAGGCAAAAAGTTGTTAAGTAAAAATGAAGAAGATAAAATAAGAGCAATAAATGACTTCTTTAATAAAGAAATAGAAATATACAATATGTTTTTAGGTGAAAACGGTGTTCAAAAATTATTAAATGGTAGAAAAATAGGATGGACTACTTTGCAAGAAATTGACGAAATAATTGAGAAGCAAATTGCACCACATATTGATATTACAATGGACAAAATAACAAATAAAATCAAAGAAAAATATGGTAAATCAGTTGCTAATGAAGATGAAGTTTTAAAATGAAATATCCCGAATATGTAGAAGTAAATGGTAAAAAATATAAAATCAACACAGATTTTAGAGTTGCAATAGAATGTAATAGGATTGCCGAAGATGAAACAATAGGTGATTTTGAGCGTAGTTTAGCAGTCATATACAAGCTTTTTGGTGAAGATGGTATAAATACACCACAAGACTATGAAAAGTTGCTAGAAATGGCTAAAAAGTATCTATTATGTGGTAAAGAATACGATGAAAAAGCAAATGAAAAACCTGATATGGATTTTATAGAAGATTACAATTATATTTGGACGTCAATGTATAGTGATTATCACGGATTAGATATTGACAAAGAAAAAATACATTGGTGGAAATTTATGGATTTAATGAATGGTTTATCAAATAGTGAACTTGGTGATTGTTGCATTCTAAATCGTGTTAGAAATTTGCGAAATTTTGATACAAAAGATATTAAAGATAGCAAAGAAAGACATAAAATAGAAGAAGCAAAAAAAGAAGTTGCACTTAAGAAGAATAAACCGAAGAAAAAACAAGCAACTGACGAACAATTAAAAAGTGCTGAGGCTTTTTTAGAAGCACTTGGTGTAGAAAGGAGTTGATTTTATGGAAAATGTAGTTACAATAAAAATAGAAGCTGATACTAAAAGTTTTGAAGAAGAAATAAAACAAACAGAAAATTACTTAAACAAGCTAGTTGCTTCTTATGAAAAGGCTGCCAATATGAAAGGCAAACTTGTACCAAATGAAAAAACAATGGCAAATTTAAGAAAAGAAATAGAAAAAACTAACAATAAACTTATTGATTTAAAACAAAAACAAGATGCTTTAAATAAAAGTGAACTTTCAAAAATTCCACAAACATTAAGTAGTATTGGTAGTGGTGTTGAAGGTATAACACGAAAAGTGATTAAATGGGGGCTTGCAGTATTTGGAATTCGTTCTGCATATATGGCAATTAGGCAAATTGCTGGTGAAGTAATAAGTCAAGATGAACAATTAAAAGCACAAATAGATTATATTAAATGGTCGGTCGGCCAAGCATTAAAACCTATTATAGAATTTATTGTTAATTTGATTTATAAAATAGTTGCTGGTGTTGGATGGATTATAAAAAAATTATTTGGAATAAACATATTCTCAAAAGCAACATCAGATAATTTTAAAAAAGCTAATACTAATGCACAAAAATTAAAAAAGACTTTGACTGGCTTTGATGAAATGAATATTTTAAATGAAGATGGTACCGTTGGAGTTGCAAGCAGTCTAATGAATTTAAGTGATTTCGATTTACCAAGCCAAGTTGAAAATTTTGGAACTAAATTAAGAAATTGGTTTTGGGGTACTGATGATCCTAGCAAACAAAATTTTGGTTTCCTTTTGAAAACTACAAGTGAAGAACTTGTGAAAAATTTTGAATTTGCTTTTAAAACTATTAACAAAAACGTTATAGAGCCTTATTTTACAACACCTTTTCTTAGAGGGATAAATACTATAAAAGAAAAAACTAGACCAATGTGGGAGCCAATGAAAAATGCATTAATAGATGTAATTGAAAATAAAATAAAACCAGAATGGGAAAAGTTAAAAACTTTCTTATCTAGTGGAATAGAAACATTAAGGCCTATATGGGAACCAATAAAAGAAGGATTTATAAAAGCTAAAAATAGAATATTAGAAATATTCGCACCATTTATAAATGCAATTATAGATGCTATAAATTATACTTTTGGAATATTTGGTGTTAATTTAGACAGAATAGAAATAAAAACAGAAGAAACAGGCGATGAGATAGAAGATAACATTGGTGGTGCTTTAAATGAAGTTAAAAAAGATGCAAAAGGTTTATCTAACGAAGAATTTAATGTAAATATAAATTCTTCTAGTATCGATAATATTGATTTAGGAATTTCAAATATATGGAATGATTTGAAAAATTTGACATCAAAAACTTGGAAAGTAGCAGTAAAATTTGTTTCAGATGCAACGTCATCAGTTGGCAGTGCCTTTTCAAATGCTTGGAACCAAATAAGAAAATTCTTTGGATTTGCAAAAGGTGGAATTGTTTATCACAAACTTCCAAAACTTGCTTCTGGTGGAATTATAAATCAACCAGGTAGGGGTGTTCCTATTGGTTCTGCAATAGGTGGTGAACGTGGTATGGAAGGTGTTTTACCTTTAACTGATTCACAACAAATGGCATTGCTTGGTGAAGCAATTGGAAAATACATCACTGTAAATGCGACAGTTATAAATTCAATGAATGGTAGAGTTATTTCAAGAGAATTACAAAAGGTGCAAAATGATAGCAATTTTGCATTTAATAGATAGGAGTGATATAATATGTTTGTAAATAAAAATAGCATACAAGTTAAAATAAGTGGTATGAATGATTATATATCACTCGGGCAATATTTAGTTGAAGCTAAATACGGCTTCTATAAATTGTTTTCGTCAAATTCGGGTAGGACACTTTCCGGAAATATGACGGGAACACTTGTTGGAATATTTCCAAAGTTAATGCTACAATTTAGACCACTTACTAAAAGTGAAATGGAATTACTTACACCAATATTAGATAATGCAAGACAAAGTGTTAAATATTATGACCCTAATAAAAAAACAACAGTTACGATGGAAACATATACTGGGGATTATGAATATGTAAACAAACATATAATAAATGGCAACGCTAAAAACGAAGGCTTTAGTTGTTCGTTTATAAGTACAAAGAAAAGAGTGTGATTTATGAAAGCACATACAAATGATTTCAAAAACAATATAAAAACATTTGGTAAAGAAATTGATACTAAAATCACATATACACAAAATAATGAGGAGATAGAGTTAGGTGGAGAAGAACTTAACTCTGTCACACCACATTATGAAGGTGCTATTTTAAAGTCAGTTATGAAACAACTTGATTTGGATAGCAACGTAGATATACCCTTAAATACCGTTTTAAATGCTCAATTTGGGGTGAAAGTTGGGAATTCATATGAATACCTTGATTTTGGCAATTACATTGTATATAAAAGCGAAAAACAAGAAGACACGAACAGTTATAAAATAACTTGCTATGATAAATTATTATATTCAATGGTTGATTATGAAAATATAGGCGTAACTTATCCAGTTACAATAAGAAATTATATCAATGCAATTTGTACATATTTAGGTTTAACGTTTGCTAATAATAATGATACATTTGCGAATTATGATAAACAAATACTTACGGAATTATATTTAGATAGTAATGGAAATTCGCTAGGGTATAAATTTAGAGATGTGTTAGACGAACTTGCACAAGTAACCGCAAGTACAATTTGTATAAATAGCAACGATGAATTGGAAATAAGATACATCACACAAACAAACGATACAATTGATGAAGACTTTTTAAAAGATGTAAATGTAAACTTCGGTGAAAAATTTGGGCCAGTAAATACCATCGTATTAAGTAGAAGTGCCGGTGCTGATAATATATATTATCCAGCAGTATTACCTGAAAATCCATATGAAATAAAAATAAGTGATAATCAAATAATGAATGGGAATAATCGCGCTGACTATCTTCCTGGTATTTATGCAAAATTAAATGGTTTAGAATATTATCTAAATGACTTTTCAAGCCCAGGCATTACTTATTATGATTTGTGTGATAGATACACAGTAAGTATTGGAGAAAATAGTTATTCGTGTGTTATGTTAAATGATGAAGTAAACATAACGCAAGGTTTGGAAGAAAATGCCCACACTGATTTACCAGAAGAAACAGTAACGGATTATAGTAAAGCTGATAAAACAGATAGAAAAATAAATGAAACATATTTAATTGTGGACAAGCAAAATCAAACAATAGAAAGTGTTGTAAGTAACGTTTCAGAACAAGATGAAAAAATATCACAAATAAATCAAACAGTAAACGAAATCAATACAAAAATAAGTGATATTGTCGATATTACAACAAGTGGTGAATCAGGTTACGCAAATGTTAGCTTAATTAATGTAAATGCAAGTCAACCAATACAAATAAAAATACATCCTATTGGTGAAAGTATAAGTTATTTATATCCACATAATTCTTTATACCCAAGCGATACACTATATTCTAAAAATAGGGTATTAAGATTTACAAATACCACAACAAGCGAAGTATTTGAATGGGAATTACCAACTAATTTGTGGTATATAAATAGTAATACTTATGATGAATTAGAATTAAATTATGGTGATGGAACTAATCCAACAGTAACAGTTAATAGGAAATGTCAAATAAATGCAGATGGAACAATTAGTGCATTAGCAACACCAACAACTGAGTCATATACTTATCCTATCGATTTAGTTTTAACCGATGGTGATTATTCAATAGTGTTATTAGGATATGACAATGGCTATTTATATGTTCAACTTATGGCTAGTAATATATATACTACACAATTTGCAACAAGAGTTGAAATGAATAGTGCAATTACTCAAACAGCAACAAATATAACTTCAATTGTATCGGCAAATTATGTTGGAAATAATGAGGTTGTATCTAAAATAAATCAAAGTGCTGAACAAATTACAATAAATGCAAATAAAATATCGTTGGAAGGTAAAACAATAGATATGACTATCGACAATATTGCAATAAATAGTACAAATTTTAAAGTGGATAATAGTGGAAACATGATTTGTAACAATGCAACCGTTAATGGAACAGTAAATAGTAACAATGGATCTATAGGTGGTTGGAGTATAAGTTCTAATGGCTTATCAAACAGTGATGGAACATTTATAGAGAACGATGGATATTCTAATATTTATAATGTAGTTGATTTGTATATTTTGACAGCAATGTTAAGAGGAGATGTGCCATGGATACCTATGCCACAATCAGGAACACCAGAATTTGAAAGATACGATTTAAACAAAGACGGTGTAATAGATATTAGAGATTTATTAATATTAAAAAAGAAAACTCTAGGGGTAGAATGAAAGGAATGATAAATAATGGCTTTAGTAACATTTCAAGACTTGCCTAGCACAAGTACACCAATTAATGCTAGTAATTTAAATAATAATTTTAATGAAGTATTAAATTTAATTTGTCCAATTGGAAAGGTAGAAGTATTTTTTGACAATAGCGACCACAGTAATTATTTAGGTTTTACATGGGAAAGAACATCAATAGGTAGAGTTCCTGTTGGTATTGATACAAGCGATACTGACTTTGATACTATTGGTGAAACTGGTGGTGAAAAGAAACATACATTAACTAGTGGAGAAATGCCTTCACATTATCACAATACATATATAAAAGACTTTTTAGGTGGTACAGGTGGTTCAACAACTCCTGGATATTTTATAGCAATTAATGATAGTGCAACTTCATATAATTATGCTTATGGTGTAAGTAATATAACAGCAGTTCCTACAACAGAAACAGCTGGTAGCGGAAATGCCCATAATAATTTACAACCATATCAAGTTATGGCATTTTGGAAAAGAGTGTCTTAATTAATAATAAAGAAAGCGAGGTGTAATTATGAATCTAAAAAGTGTAATAACAATGATAATCGTTGTAGTTCTATCATTAGCTTTTGGATATGTGGTATATCAATTTGCAGATGATGAAATAGCTAAAATGATAGTAACTCAATTTTTAACAGTAGCAACAAGTGTAATTGGTTTCTATATAGGATACCAAACAAATAAAACTAAGGAGGAAAAATAATTATGGAATTTGTAAAAAGATTAACAAGTCCTAGTGATGATAATAAATATTATTTAAGAAAACCAAAAGGATATAACCCTTGCATTCGTGGGAATCAAAAACACGGATTAAATCACGGAGTTTATGATGTACTTCCAAATTGTACAGGATGGGTAAACGGTCGTTGGGAAGAATCACAAGGCTATACAACAAGTAAGCTTCCTTATAATAGCAATGCGGGAACTTATTTAAGAGATAACAAAACATACGATGAAGGATATACACCTCGTGTTGGTTCAATTTTAGTATATAGTAATAGTGGTGCAGGGCACGTAATGTTTGTAGAAAATATAGATAAGAACGGAAACTGTCTTGTTAGTGAAAGTGGTTGGAACTTTGTTAGCAAACGTATGTCAACAAGAACAGTAAAACCTCACAAATATAAATATGTTAGTGGCTACACTTACCAAGGTTGTATTTATCCAGTAGAAAATTTTGGCATTCATTATTACGGTAACCTACCAACTAAAACTTTACAATATGGCATGAAAGGTAAAGAAGTAGGATACTTACAGGATTTTTTAAACTGGTGTTTAGGTGAAACACTAAATGTAGATAAATCATTTGGACCAGCTACAAGAAAAGCTGTAAAAGAATATCAAAAAAAATATGGACTTGCAGTTGACGGATCATTTGGGCCAGCTTCAAGAGCAAAAGCAAAAACAGTAACATTCTAACGGAGGTATAATGAGGGAAATTACACAAGAGATGATAAAAACATTTAAAATAGATAAATTGGGTTTTGACTTCATGGGTTACACTTTTAAAAGAAAGGGAGATTTATCTTTTCATCATCTTATTATACCTCGCAGAGAATCCAAACAATATGGAATTGGTGAAGGATATTTATTTTGGAACGGTGCTATTTTAAAGCAAAATACTTCACACGAATATTTGCACATAATAGAACAATACGACAAAGATATGTTTAATGCTATAACAAGTGAAATGATAGACGAAAACTTCTTGCGAAGAATAGAAATATCAAACTTGAAACATATTAGAGATATTTTACTCCAATTTGAAAAAGAATATTGTGGTGGATATAGCAAAAAAGGTAAACCTATTATTAGAGAAGAATATATTACTAATAGGATAAATCTTGAAAAAGTACGTTAAATCGTGCTTTTTTTATGTAAAAATACGTAAATTGGTAAAAATTGCTAAAAAAGTGTTGACTTCATTGGCAAAATTTGGTAAGATTATATCAAGAAAGGAAAAGAAGTTATGAAAAAAAGACATTTAAAGAAGTGGGTTAAGGTTGTGTTAATTGTATCAGCTGTGGGAATAATACTAATTGGATTCAAACATAAAAGCGCTGATGATTTAGGTAATACTTGTTACGGTGGAATTGTGAAAGTATGTGGTAAATAATGAACAAAGAAGAATTTTTATTTGAATTATATAAAGATACAACACAAACTGGTGATGAGTTAAAAAGGGCGGAACTTCAAAAAAAGTATCCGGACGTAAAAATTAGTGACTTGCACCGAAGAATAGTCAATTATCAAATAGAAAAATATGGCTACTCACTAAATAACTTCGGGGCGAATAGGATGGATTATAAAATAAGGATGATGAAAATTAGAAATGAAAAAAGGAGAAAGAAAAATGGAAGATAGAAAAACAAGATATGTAATTGTAAAAAACAAGGTGTGGTTAGAAATACTATACAAGGGTGTTCCGATGGGTACACGTGCCGTTTACGCAGGAACAAATAAAAAAGATTGTGAAAGGTGGATAGAAGAAAATGTTAAAGAAAATAGATAATCTTGGTAGAGTAGTAATACCTGATACTTTTAGAAAAGAAGTTGGTATTAGATTAAATGAAAATTTAGAAATGGAAGTTAAAGGGGATATGATAATTTTAAAAAAAATAAATAAAATGTTAGACCAAGGATCAATTAACTATTTATATAATAGATGGATGACTGAACATACTGATAGTGAATACGACCGCGGATTTGGTGACGCATTAAAAGTAATATTAGGAGTGGAGGATTAAATATGAAAATAGACGAAAGTAACTACGATGTATTTTATGAAATAAATAATAAATTTAGTAATATAGATACAAACATTGTTTGGAAAGACACAGAAAATATTGAAGGAAATATAGCTGTCGAAGATATGTATAATATAATTATAGATTTATATCACGAATATAGCTTGTTAGAAGAAAAACATCAAGATTTATTAACAAAAATAAAAGAAAGACTACAAAAAAAGAAACACCATGAGTTTATGTTAGAAATGATAGACCACTGGGATGAAAAAGATAGACTTGCCGATGATTTAGTAAGTGAAGAAATAAAATCTTTAAATTCTTTCCTAGATAATGAAAATTAGTGATTATCCACTAATTTTTTATTTGTAAAATAATATAAACTTTTAATTGACATAATAGTAACATTATGTTATAATCTTTATAGATAGGAGGTAGAAGATGAAGAAAAAGTTGTCATCGGTGTATCTAACGGATGAACTAAAAAAACAACTTATAGAAGAAGCAAAAGCAAAAGGTTTGTCATTGAATGCTTATATCACCATGATTTTAATGGAAAGGAATAAGCAATGACACGTGAAGAATATTTAAAAGAATTAAATAAGGCATTTAAAAATTTCGTATTTTTTGAAGAAGACCATCACTATGAATACAAAGGACAACGAGTAGGTATATCAGTTACTAGATTAATTGAAGATTATACAAATGAATTTGATAGTCAAACAGTTGCAGAAAAAGTTGCTATAAAAGAAAATAAGACAATTCAAGAAGTATTAGATGAATGGAAACAAAAAAATGAATGGTCTTGTGAAAAAGGTTCTATATGTCATGAATATACACAAAGTTGTTGGAATAAAGAAATACAATTGATAGACCACAAATTACATACAACACCACAAAAACAAGCACTTTTATGGATTTTTAGCCAAGCAGATAATTTCTATCGTGATTATAAAAATAGATTAGAACACCTAGTAGATGAATTTGTAATAGGTAGTGAAGAATATGATATTGCTTCGGCAATAGACCATTTGTTTATAAATAAAGCAACAGGGGGGCTTGTATTAGTAGATTACAAAACCAACAGCGACATCCATAAAAACGAACGATACGCAAAGTCAATGAAAGTACCTTTATCACACTTAAAAGATACAACATTGAATCATTACTTTATACAATTATCTATTTATAAGTACATAGTAGAAAAATACACTAATTTAAAAGTTGATGAGTGGTTTATAGTTTATATGAGTGAAAACATCGACAATTATGAAATAATAGAAGTACCGTATTTAAAAGATGAAGTTGAAAAAATATTAGAATGGAGAGTGTGGGAATGAAAGAAAAAGAAAAAAATTATTTTGAAATTCTTAATTCAATTAACGTAAGTGATAAAACAGAACAAAAGAATGGTCTTACCTATTTAAGTTGGGCGTGGGCATGGGGTGAAGTAAAAAAATTGCATCCGAACGCAAATTACAAGATATATGAAACTGAAGACGGTTGTATATATTGGACTGACGGCAAAACTGCATGGGTTAAAACCGGTGTTACAATAAACGATATTGAACACATTGAATACCTCCCTGTTATGGATTACAAAAATAAATCAATACCGGTGGACGCTATTACAAGTTTTGATGTGAACAAGGCAATACAACGTAGTTTAACAAAAGCCGTTGCTAGACATGGTTTAGGTTTATATATTTATGCCGGTGAGGATCTTCCTGAAGATGGCAAAAATAAACTTGAAGAATTAAAAACAAAAATAAAAAGCTATCCTGACGCAATTGAAGTTGTTAAAGGGTTTGGCAAAAAATTAAGTGAATGTTCAGAAGATGAATTAAATAAAATTATTGAAAAATTAGAAGGGAAATAATTATGAATAAAATTATATTAACAGGAAACATTTGTAAAGATATAGAGGTTAAATATTATAACGATAAAAAATATGTAAAGAATACCATCGCCACAAAAAGAGATTACAAAAACAAAGACGGAGAATACGATACTGATTTCTTTAATTTTACAGTATGGGGCGTTCAATCAGAATATTTAGAAAAGTACGCCAAAAAGGGCGACAGAATAATAATTTGTGGTAAAATGCTAAATAACAATTATGAAAAAGACGGACAAATGGTTTATTCCAATGACATCCAAGTTGAAACAATTGAACTATTATCATCAAAACCACGTGGAGTAGAAGATGAACTTCCTTTTGATGATGATGTAGTAGAAATAGACAATAAAAAGGGTGAAAAAAACCTCCTTGATTAAGAACTTGTAAAATAAGTTCTTTTTTTGTAAAAAAAATATTGACTAGGTGCATAATGGGTGCTATAATTAAATCAAGTTAAAGATAGGAGGTAAAAAAATGGAGAGTGAAGCGACATATTCAATGATTATGAAGATTCAAAAAAATGCCGAAAGCAAAACAAACAAAATAAGAATACCGAAGGCATTTATTGATAAGTTTGGTAAACAATTTTATATGGAAGTATTTGAAGACAAAATAGTTCTAAAACCAATTAAAAAGAAAGGGCAATAAAAATGGCAAAGTACAATTTTGAAAATATACCAACACAATTAAAAGAAAAAGGATTATTTTGTTTATGGACTTATTCACAAGAGAATACTAAAATTCCGATTGATCCACATACTTTTAAATATGGCGATAGTTCTGATACAACGAAGTTTGACAAATACGATTTTGTTGTTGAAAAAACTAACGATAAGTATGGGCTTGGAATTGGCGTATTTAATAATATTTGTGCAATAGATATAGACCACGTTGTTGACGAAAATGGGATTATATCAGAAAAAGCTATGGACGTTATAAATACAATTGATTCTTACACTGAATTTTCTCCAAGTGGTACAGGAATAAGAATTTTATTTTATTGCGATAATGGTTTTAAATATGATAAAGAACGTTATTATATTAAACATGGGGATTTGGAAATATATGTAAGTGGAATGACAAAAAGATTTTTAACTGTCACCGGAAATCACATTAAAGGCCATTTTAAGAACGCACAAGGCGAATTACAAGCAATATTGGATAAATATATGCAAAGAAGCCAAACGACCAAATATGGGTCTTTAAACGCAGTATATGGTGATTTCTTAAAAATAGGTTTAGAAAAGGACAAAACTTTAATTGATTTGTGGAATAGCCAACCTAGTGGGTTTGGTGGTAACGAAAGTGAAACCGACCAAGCATTATGTAATAAATTGGCTTATTGGTGCAATAAAGATTATGATTCAATTTATAATGCTTTTATGAGTTCGCCATACGTACAACGCAAGGACGATGCACACCGAAAGAAGTTACAACGTGATGATTACTTATCCACAACAATTAATAAAGCAATTTCTGCTTGCAGTACAACCGCTTATGAAAGAAACGAAAAATACATAGAAGAAAAAGAAAATCAACTTATAGCATTGGAAAAAAGCGATGTTATAGAAATACCGGACTTTGAAAAGGATGACTATATAAAAGGTGATAAACCTTTTGAATGGCTATATCAATTTAAAGATAATCCATTTCTTATGGCACAGTTTCGTGAACAATTAAAAGAAAAAGCAGGTAAAGTCGGAGTAAAGAATTTTGTAACATTATTCAACGCCTATTGCTTGTTAAAGAATTCAAATAAAGATATTAGTGAAAACTCAACTGACTTTTCAGGCCAACCATTTTCATTCGACTGTGGTGATTATATTGCCAATGATATGGGTATAAAAACATTTGATAAGTACGGATTTGAAATCAACGTATGTAATCAACCACTTCTTCCTATTGAACGTATGATAAATATAGACAATGGCGAAGAACGATTAAAACTTATATTTAAGCGTGGTGATTATTGGAAAACAATTATTGTGCCAAAAGACGTATTGGCAAGTGCCAATAAAATTGTGGACTTATCAAATCAAGGTTTGATGGTAACAAGTGAAAATGCGAAGTATATTGTAAAATATATAAGTGAAATAGAGCATTTGAATTATAATAAGATACCAGAACAAAATTCAGTTAGCCGACTTGGATGGGTTGGTGAACATGGTTTTAGTCCTTACGTTGAAAACCTAACATTTGATGGGGAATTATCGTTCAAACATTTATTTGAAAGTGTAAAACAACGTGGGAAATACGAAACTTGGCTTAATGAAGTTAAAAAAGTAAGACAAGGTAGTAAAATTTCCAGAATTATGTTAGCAAGTAGTTTTTCATCGGTTTTGCTAGAAATATGCGGTGCATTACCATTCTTTGTACATATTTGGGGCGGAACTGAAGCAGGTAAATCAGTTGGCTTAAGATTAGCTGCAAGCGTATGGGCGAGTTCACGAATGGGTGAATACATTACCACATTCAATTCGACTAATGTAGCGTTGGAATTACAAGCAGGATTCTTAAATTCAATGCCATTCTGTATAGATGAATTACAAATGCAAGCAGGAGAAAAACAAGGATTTGACAAGATAATATATCAATTAACCGAAGGAATTGGAAAGTCGCGTGGTGCTAAAACCGGTGGACTACAAAAACTTGCAACGTGGAAGAATTGCATAATCACAAATGGCGAGATGCCAATTTCAAGCTCAAACAGCGGTGGCGGTGCTATAAATAGACTTATACAAATTGACTGCAAGGATGAAAAAATATTTGATGATCCATCAGGATTATGCAAAATATTAGATAATAACTTTGGTTTTGCAGGTAGAGAGTTTGTGGAGAAGCTAAAAGATGAAGAAACACAAGATTACGTTAGAGATTTGCAACAAAGGTTTTTCAAGAGATTTTTGGAAAATGGTGCAACAGAAAAGCAATCAACCAGTGCAAGTATAATATTAACGGCTGATAGTTTAATAAATCAGTGGATATTCCAGGACGATATATTACTTACGGTCGATGATTTGCTTCCTTACTTATACACAAAAGAGGATGTATCTGCTAATAAAAATGCGTACGAGTGGATTAAAGACATGGTTGCAAGTAATATCAATAACTTCAAAGCTAACGACTTTGGTGATTATACAAAGGAATGTTGGGGTAAAATTGAAGAAGATGGAGATACACAAAAGATATTCATTATCAAAGGCGTATTTGATAAACAAATTAAAGATTCAGGTTATAATTCACAAAGTTTTCTATCTTGGGCGAAGCAACGTGGTTTGTTAGAAACTGACGAAGGCAGAATCACAAAAAAGAAAAAAATTCAGTCAATTGGAACAAATTGCGTGTGTATTTTATACAAAATAGACTAATTTTGGGAACTTGGGAACCTTTTGGGAACCGATAAATGCCCATAAATAGGGCGTTTGCGAAGATGGTTCCCGGTTCCCACGAAAAACACACACCTTTATATTGTAGAGAGTATATAACACAAAATTTTATAAAATTTATACATATACTCCTCACGCGTATAGAGATAAAAATTTTATGGGAACTTGGGAACCTAGCCTTCAAACCCTTATAAATAGGTTGTTTGCGAGTTCTCAAATACTTGGGAACCTAGGGGAACCATAGGGAACTATAAAAATATATAGGAGGAAAATGATGCAGGAACAATTAAATAGTTTATTAGTAAAAATAGAAGAAATAGCATTAGAAAAAGAAATATATGATATTGTGGAGTTGATAAAAGAAATAAGTGATTTACTTGGTGATGATTATGAAATATATAAATTAGGAGATAACGATGAATAGTATTATTGTGGAAATGGATACACGTAATCAAAAAGATAGTTATGTTACAGATTATTTTGACAAGCAAGGAATCAAATGGATTCGTAACAAATTATATGCAGGCGATGTGAAGTTACTAAATGACACGAGGATTATTATAGATTTAAAAGCTAACGTGGAAGAAATAGCCCACAATTTGTGCAATAGTATGGAACACGAACGAATTAAACGAGAAATACAACGTGCAAAGGAAATTGGGTGTGAAGAATTTATATTTCTTATCAAGTCAAATATAAAAAGTGTGGATGATTTAATCAACTGGCAGTCGAAACGTACGAAGGTAAAAGGCAGTGTGCTTATGAAAGTAATGTCCACAATGAAAGAACGATATGGATGCAGATTTGTGTTTACAACACGAGCCAACGCACCGAAGAAAATTCTTGATTTACTCACACAAAAATGATACAATTAAATTGCTAGAGAACATTAGAAACATTTATACGAGTATATTAGGCTTGTTCTCTAGCGATAATTTGCCTAGTATATTCATATAAGTGTTTCTTTTGTTTTATAAAGAAAAGGATATAATAAAATGGATAATTTTATAGAAATAAATGAATTAATTAAACAAATTGAAGAAAGTGGTTATATTGATTGTAGTAAACATACTGATTATGCTGATGAAAACGAGTACGCTAGTATATTGTTTTATTTAAACAAAACACAAAAACTAATGAATTATATTAAAGAAGAAAATTTGATTAGTTATTTTAGGGAAATACATGATTTAGAAATAGCAAATAAATTAGAAGATTTTATAGAAAGTGAAGTGAATTAGATTATGAGAATATTAAATTTATATGCAGGAATAGGTGGAAATAGAAAATTATGGGGGGGATGATAATGAAGTAGTTGCTATTGAATATGATGAAAAAATAGCAAAAATATATAAAGAGAATTTCCCAAATGATGAAGTTATAGTAACTGATGCACATCAATATTTATTAGAACATTTTAGAGAATTTGATTTTATATGGGCTAGTCCACCTTGCCCAACACACAGTAAAGTTAGAAAAACATTAGCAATTAAAAAGAAAAAAGATGGAACAATATATGAACAAAATAAACCAGTATACCCTGATATGAGGCTATATGAAGAAATACTACTGTTAGATGGATATTTTGATGGTTATTATTGTATTGAAAATGTAATTCCTTGGTATGACCCACTAATAGAACCTCAAAAATTAGGAAGGCATTGTTTTTGGTGTAATTTTAAGGTTCCTAACAAAAAATTTGAAGCAAGAGGAAGTTTTGATAACACTGAAGAATTAGCCAATAAACTTGGATATGATATAAGTAATTGGCAAGGTGTAAATAAAAAACTTTTATTAAGAAATTGTGTCGAACCTGAAGTAGCAGAATATATTATGCAATGCTTAAATGATTATTTAGAAAGTGAGGTTAAATAATATGAACAATGAAATAAAAGAAATATTAGAAAATATAAAAAATAAATATGAAGATTATTATGTTCAAGATGTTGTATCAGGAAGTGATTTAAAACAATTATTAGATTACATAACAAACCTAGAAACAATAGAACAACAATATAGTGCAATATTAAGTGAAAATACTGAATTAGAAATTAAGATAACAAACCTAGAACAAGAAAGAGATAAATATAAAAGATATATAGATGAAACTTTTTTATATAGTTATGAAGAATTACAAGATAAAGTATTAAAATTACAACAAGAATATAATGAGTTATCTAAAAAATTATGGAACGAAGTTGATGATAGAATTAAATTGAAAGAAAAAAACGATAAAGCAAATTGGTGGTTAGAACAAATGTTAAAACAAGCAAAAAGTGAAGAAACAAAAGCAATTATAAATGGAGCATTAGAATTATTATTAACAGGTGGTGATGAAGAATGACAAGTAATAAAAAAGTATTAAAAGATTGGCATAAATTAGACAATTATTTAAAAACATTTAAAGGCACTTGGGAAGAATTAAAAGAAAAATTAGATTTAAGTACAAGTGGTGATGAAGAAAATATAGATATTTATTATGGCTGTTTTGAAGGAACTATACACAATAATAATGGTAAATATGAATTGAGTTATTATGTAGATGTTATGAATGAAGATTTATATGATGATTGGGACAATGATGTAGATATAAGATTGTTAGAAAAGGAATAAGTATGAAATATTTAAGTGTATTTGAAAGTGATAGTGAAATACTTACAGCAATAGATGATATATTTTTAAAAAATAATTGGTATGATTTAGATTGCACTTATTCAAAAGGTGTATTCTATTACGATATAAAACAGCCTAGATCAAAAAGTGATTTAGAACCATTATATGAAGATGTAATACAAAGTGATTGCACTGATTTGAGTTTTATTGAAAATAGTTCATTAAATAGTATAGTTTTTGACCCACCGTTTTTATTTAGAAATAGAAAATCAGTAAACAATGATAAGATAAGTGCAAGATTTACATATTTTAAGAGTTATCAAGAATTACAAGATATGTATGAAAAGTCTATGGATTGTATTTATAAAAAACTTAAAAAAGGTGGTTATTTATGTTTTAAGTGTCAAGATATGACTGATGGCAAGTTCTATTGCACTCATAATTTTATTATTAATTATGCTGAAAGTATTGGTTTTGTATTAAAAGACATTATTATTAAAAAATCCAAAACAAAATTACAAAGAGAAGCCAAACAACAAAATTGTGTAGCGAAAGTTCATAGTTATTGGTTAATATTAAAAAAATGATTAGGAGAGTGAAATAACAAATGAGTGCAGAAGAAATGTTTGAAAAGTTAGGGTATAATGTGAAATTTGAAAATAATAATTTTATTCATTATGCTAACTTGGAATTATTAAAAGAACTTAAATTTGATAAAGAATATAAAGTGTTTTATATAATAGGTTCTAAAACAATATTTGGTGATGAATTACAAGCAATAAATCAACAAGTAAAGGAGTTAGGCTGGTATGAATAATGATATAAAAGAAATATTACAGTTAATAGGTAATTGTTGTTATTGTGGTGAAATAAGTGAAGATAAATGTGAAAAATACTGTAATTACATAACTAATTTACAAGAAAAAGTAAATCAATATGAAAATCCTGATGATATGACTTTAATGTTTATGTGGTGTGATGAAAAAGCAAAAGACAAGATAAAACAATTACAAGAAGAAAATGAAAGGTTAAAAATCGAATGTTCTCAATTAGAAAAACTTGATTATTTAGAAGAGCTTAACAGGGAAAAATTATTAGTTAAGCAGATTGATGAAATAAGAAAAGATTACAAATCAAGATGTGAAAAAGCAATAGAAGAAATTGATATAATTGATACTACTTTATTATCTAATATAAATTCTTATATTGCATATAAAATTGAAAAAACAAAAAAAATATTAACAGGAGATGATAAATAATTATGCTATACATATTAGGTTACATTATACTTGGATTATTATTAGCAGGAACTATATTTTTTATCTATATGGCATTATTATTAAATAGTGAAAATGAAGAAAGTAAAGGCAAAAAATAAAACATTATGAATCAGAAAGAAAGAGACAAACTTATATTAGAAAATCTTGGGTTGATATACAAGTGTATTCAAAACTTTCATTCACAATATATTTCTGACGATGAATTTGAAACTTTATATTATTATGGCATTTTAGGTTTAATGCGTGGTATTGATTCATATGATGAAACAAAATCAGCACAAAGCACGTATTACTATGCTTGTATAAAAAATGAAATGATACAATACATAAGATCAAAAGAATTACACAAAGAAAAAATAAATCATATCCACAAATATTCGATAGATTCACCCATAAAAGAAGATTCAAATTTATTTTTAAAAGACATTATTCCTTCGACCGAAAAATTTGAACACACAATAGAAAATAATATTTGTGTGGAAAAGATAATAAAATTTTTAGAAGAAAGATATTCTAAAATTGATGTTGTTATATTTATGCTCCATTTTGGTTTATGCGGTTCATTATCAATGTCGGAAGCTGAAATTTCTGAATTATTCAATATGAGCCGAAAAACAATATCTTCTAAAATAGTGAAAATGATGCAATTACTTAAAAGACAAAAAAGGAATTTTATGTAATTTGCTTTTTTTCTTGCTTTATGTTATAATTATATTGTGATACAAGATGTCACAACCCCTTTTTATTCTTTTTTGGGAATAGGAATGTCAAATACTCTCCTATTCTTTTATTTTACCTTGACAATTATTATATATTATACTATACTTATATTATAAAAGAGGGTGTATGATATTATGTTATTATTTTTTGTTAATTATTATTTTTTTATAACAATCCTTATAACTTTGATGTATTTATTGATTACCACCAGGCATAATATACTATATTACGCCCTTTTTTATGCCCTAAAGGCGGTGTAAAGATGCTAATTGATATTTTAAAATTTGCGTTTGCTATATTTATTTTATTTATAATTGGTTTTATGCTAGCTTTAATATGTTTTTTAAATTATATAAAGACTACTATTGAATTGGAGGATAAAAAGGATGAAAAAGGACGTTGACTATTCTGTTTGTGATTTTATAGAAAGTAATATGTGGTTTATTACTTTTAATGATTTTTGTGACCGCCGTGAAGGTATAAAACGATTGTTCCAGGAAATGACACTTGACGCACAGATATTCTACAAGTGGTATGTTTATTCCAACGTACATTGCACAGAATTTTATAAGAATGCAATATGGGATTATTTAAACTTCAACGATATAGAATATGAATCAGAATTAACTAGATTAAAAAGATTATACAAAGTTAAGTAGGAGGAACAATGGAAGAACTTTTAGAAAAATTTACAAAATATTTGCAATTAAAGAAAAGGCCTTACGTAGAAGGTGTAATGAAAGATTTAAATTTACAAGAGCACGAAGTATATGGTTTGATACAATTATTAAAACAACGCGGTTATTTATTTGACATAATTGATAACAAGATAGTTAAAATAAAACCAATGAAAGAAAACGATGTTTATAAGATACCGAACAACCTAGAACACTTAAAATTGCTTTTAATAAGTGACACACATCTAGGAAGTAAATATGATCGCTTGGACATACTTCGCTACTTATACCAAAAAGCCGAAGATAATAGTGTGGATTATGTACTACACTCTGGTGATTTAACCGAGGGTTTATCCGGAAGACCACAACAGATATATGAAATAAAAGAACCGTCTTATACAGGGCAACGAGATTATGTTATAGACAAATATCCTAAAAGTTCTATACCGACATATTTAATAGCAGGAAACCACGACTTATGGTGGGTAAAACAATGCGGTGCCGACATTTGCAAGGACATTTGTAATCAACGCCCGGACTTGCACTACCTAGGAAGTGATTGTGAAGATTTAATGATAGGCAAACTTCGTGTACGTTTATATCACGGAAAAGGCGGGGGTTCTTATGCCAAGTCTTACAAATTGCAAAAATACCTAGACGCTATACCAAGCGAAGAACTACCACACATATTACAAACTGGACACACACACCAAGCATTCTTTATGAAACAAGGCAAAACACATTGCTTCCAAACTTCATGCCTACAAGACTTAACTCCATTTGAACGTTCAATGGGATTTAGCAACGACAAAAGTTGCTGGTGGGTTGATGTGGATATGAATGATAAAGGCGAACCGGTTTTAATCAAACAAGAGTTAGAAACATTCGGAAACAAACTTGTAAAAAGAAGGTAATTTTGTATAATTGCCTTTTTTATGATATAATTTATTTATAAATTTAAAAGAGAAGTAGGTGATAGAGTGGCAAGACCAAAACTTTATACATCAGTTGAAAAAATGGAAGAAGATATTGAAAAATATTTTAATGAATGCGATGAAAAAGAAAAACCATATACAATGAGTGGACTTGCTTATGCTCTCGATATGGATAGAAAAAGTCTTTTAAATTATTCAAAAGATGAGCAGTTTTTCCCCACTATAAAAAGAGCAAAGGAAAAAGTAGAACAACAATTAGAAGAAAATGCCTTATCAGGTAAAGCAAATGCAACGTTTACAATATTTAATTTAAAAAATAATTACGGATGGGTTGATAAGCAAGAAGTGGAAAATTCATCTAGCAACAGGGTAATGATAGTTAATTCACTTCCAAAGGATGGTGAAGATGAATCAGACAATTGATATTAAAAATATAATTGCACCACATTTTTATAGTACATTCAACAGCAAAAAACCACACCAGATATATGCTGGTGGACGTGCTAGTACAAAAACAAGTATGCTGTCAATAAAAATAAATGAGTTTAATTTAGAATATAAGGACTGCAACGCCATTATTATTAAACGTTATCAAAACACAATTCGTAATAGTGTGTTTAAAGAAATAAAGCGTGCATTAAAACGTCTAGGTTTAAACGAAGGTATAGATTATAAAGCAACAGTCAGCCCATTTCAAATACACTTAAACGAAACAGGGAACGATATATATTTTGCTGGTGGTGATGACTATGAAAAGGTAAAAGGTTTTATAGATGAAGATGCACCAATTAAAATGGTATGGTTTGAAGAACTTACTGAATTTGATGAGCCTGACCAAATAGACCAGATTATTGCAACATTCTCACGTGGTAACGATGACTGGTTCATTACATTGTATTCTTACAACCCACCAAAGAACAGATTCCATTGGGTTAATTTATGGGCTGATAAGATGAAACAACGTGATGACGTACTTTATTCACACACCGATTACCGAAGTGTGCCAGAGAAATGGCTTGGGCAAAAGTTTATAGAAGAAGCCGAACGATTAAAAAAATATGATGAAAAGCGTTATCGCTGGATATATCTTGGCGAAGTTATAGGAATTGAAGGACTTATATATAACCCCGATTTGTTTATAATAGAAAAGCCAAATTATATTGAAGAAAACAAGCTACGAATATTGTATGTGGATTTTTCAATAGACTGTGGGCATCAAACATCAGCAACCTCGTGTGGTGCTTATGGATATGCAACTGACGGACGTTGGTATTTGTTAGATAGTTATTACTATTCTCCACACGAGAAATCAAGAAAGAAAGCACCTAGCGAATTGGCACAGGATTTATTTGATTTTAGAACTGCTATTTGTAGGAAATACCAAACAATTGTTGATATGGAAACAATAGATAGTGCAGAAGGTGCCTTGCGAAATCAATACTTTGCAATGTTTGGTATAGACTTGCACCCAGTCAACAAAGGAAAGAATAAGGAAGAACTTATTGAATATTCACAGGACTTATTAGACACAGGCAAGTATGTTATACTTAATACACCTAACAACTGGATACACATTAAAGAGATGACTAATTATATGTGGAAGAAAGATAGTGTGGAAAAGGGTAAACCTGAGCCTGATAAAGAAGAAAAAGAACTAACAGGGGAAACATATTATAATACATACACAAACGATTATTCATATTATTATGCAGAACATAGTTGCGATAACTTTCAATATTGGGTTAAAGACAACTTGCAAAAATTAGGATTAGAATTTTAGGAGGAAATTAAATGACAATTTATGAAGATTTAAAAAAACAATTACACAAAAAAGGAATAGACGTAATAAACATGAATTATTACGAACTAATCGATGTATGGAAAAGTTGGTATAGTGGGGTAGTAGATGACTTTCACTTCTACAATGTTAAGATAGCAGATGGAACAGAAGTACAATGTGAAAAGAAAACGATGTCAATGGCGAAGAAATCAGCCGAAGATATGATGAAATTAAATTGGAGTAACAAATGCAAAATTGAACTTTCAACACCAGAAAAAACAAAACAATTGTGGGATATATTAGATAGCAAACAAAACAATTTTACAATAATGTTTCCACAAATGCTTGAAATGGCATTTGCACTTGGTACAACTGCAATGACCGAATATAAGGATGAACTTGGTAGAACTAGAATTGAATACATCAATGACCCATCTTGCATAGTACCTTATGCTTATGACAATTTTAATATTACAGGATTCGTAGTATTTAATCAATGGGAAGAAACAGAAGCAAACAAGGCAGTTTATTATACACACCTTACATATCATGAATTTAAAGCCGAAAGAGACAAACAAACTAATGAATTAAGACAAGTATATAGAAAATACAACGAGCTTTATAAGTCAAAAGATATAAACCAATTAGGAAAAGAAATACCATTTGAAAGCAAATTCCCTAACGTACAAGAACTTGTTGAAGAATATACTGATACTCCACACTTTCAAATTATTAAACCACCAATTGTAAACAACGTTGATATAAACTCACCTATGGGAATAAGCATATTTGCTAATTCAATTGATAAGTTAAAAGCAATAGATAATAAGTACGATAGTTTTGACAATGAGTTTGTTGATGGCAAACGTAGAATACTTGTGGACAAGACAGCACTTAAAGGCACACCACAAGTTGACGAAGATGGAAATATATCACAACAATTATTTTTTGATAGAAATGATCGAACTTATGTTGCTATGAATGGTATGAAAGACCAACCTATCAAAGATATTAGTTTCGATTTAAGATACCAAGAACATATTGATTCAATTAACGCAGAACTTAATTGGTTCTCAAGTGCATTAGGGTTTGGTGAAGATTTTTATAAATTTGATGGTTCAGGTAAAGCAACAGCTACTGAAATAATAAGCCAAAACGATGACGCATTCAGAACAAAGCAAGTTTATGAAACGATTATTAAAGATGTTATTATAGATTTAGTTAAATCAGTATGTTATCTTGAGGGCATAGAAGTTAGTGATAATGAAATAGAAATAACTATGGATTATTCAAGATTTGAAAATCAAACAGCAACTCAACAAAGACTTGAAAGAGAAGTAAACAATGGTATTACAAGTAAGGTTGATTATCGTATGAAAGTTTATGGCGAAGAAGAAGAAGTTGCTAGACAAAAAATAAAAGAAATAAAAGCAGAAGAACCTAGTTACAGTGATATGTTAGGAAATAACAAAGAAAAAAACGAAGAATAGTAGGTGAGTGCCTATGACAAAACAAATAACCGAAGAACAAGTAGAAAGAATTGTAGAGAAGTTAGTTGACAGAATAGAACAAGCCAATGCCCAGTTTTTAATGAGTATTGGTTCTTCTGTTAAGAAAATAAGAGAACTAACATCAACACAAGCGCAACAATTAGTGCAAATTCTTAAATATGGTGGTAATTATGAAGATATTATTCGTGAAATTGCTAAATATACCAACTTGAATATTAAAGACATAGATACAATCTTCTCTGAATACGCCAAAAAAGACGCACTGTTCTACGAAAAGTTCTACCAGTATAGAAATATACCTTTTACACCTTTCGAGGCAAATACAGCCCTTAAAACGCAAACTATGGCACTTGCTAATGTTGTGAAGAACCAAATGTATGATTTCACACGTTCAAATGTGCTAGGTTATACTATAAGAGATATAAATGGTAGAACACAATTTTTAGGCTTAAGAGAAACATATAATCGTGTATTAGATGAAGCATTGCTTAATGTTAGCCAAGGTAAAGAAACATTTGATAGTGCAATGACTAGAATTATGAAAGATATTGGTGGTTCTGGTTTAAAAACTATTGATTATGCTAGCGGTAGGTCAATGCGACTTGATAGTGCCGTGCGAATGGAACTTAAAAGTGATTTAAGAGAGTTACACAACGAAAACCAAAAACTATTTGGTGAAGAATTTGGAGCAGATGGTGTAGAAATATCGGTACATATGAACCCGGCACCAGACCACGCGCCTGTACAAGGCCACCAATTTAGCAACGAAGAATATGACAAATTAAATAGTGGATTAGATGCAAAAGACTACAAAGGGAATATATATAACCTAGACCACGATGATAAGAATGGTTATCGTCCAATTAGTGAATTGAATTGTTATCACTACATATTTCCTATTATTCTTGGTGCAAGTGAACCTGAATATAGTCAAAAACAATTAAATGAGATAAATAGCAAAAACGATAAAGGTTTTGAATTTGAAGGTAAACATTATACAATGTACGAAGGCACACAATTACAACGCAACTTTGAACGTGCTATAAGAGAGCAAAAGGACACGCAAATACTAGCAAAAACAAGTGGCAACGAACAACTAATTGCAGAAGCACAGGGCAAAATCACAATATTAACTAATAAATATAGAGAATTAAGCAAAGCGAGTGGATTACCTACAAAAGCAGATAGACTACGTGTTTCAGGATATAAAAGAACGAAAGTGAAGAAAAATGGATGATATTACAAAAGATTTACAAAAATTGATAGACAAACTAGGATGGATTATAGATAGAAACAAAAGTGTGGAATTGACTAAAAGAGATTATAGGTTGATTCAAATAGCACTCATGGGTTATCTTGAAATTCGAAAAGAACTATACAAAAGCATTGATAAAGATAAAACAATGTGATATAATTAAATTACTTACGAAGTTGCTCTCGTATGATAAAATAATAACGGCGCAACACGTTATTAATGTTACCTTTAATGGTAGCATTAGAGTAGATATAAATGTTTATGAATATAAAACAATTTTAATGGCAAAATTGCCATCAATCCATAATTCGATTAAATTATAGTCCTTTATATTTAATATTATATCTATTCTAATGGTGCTATTAAAAAGCACCCAAAAATTTTCAACTTGCTCCTTAACGGAGACATTACCTTTATAGGTAGTGTACTGGTGGTATATAAAAAGTTTTGACTATTTTTTATCCAAATATACCATTAGTACAGTGCTTATAATAGGCACATTTAAGAACAGGAAAATACATAGAAAGAAGGTCAAAAGCCTTCCTTACTCCGTCCTTGTTCTTTTTTTGTTGACTTTTATATATACATATGTTAATATGTACTTGTAAGGAGATGTTGTTATGAAAAAAATATTTGTGGAAGTGTTGAATTTAAAAACAAACGTCATTTTTAAAAAATACTTCACAACAGAGTTTGAAAGGGACAAATTTGTTAGAAGGTCGAAGTTCTTTAAAAATATCAAGGTGTTTGTTCCAAAAGAATGGGAATTAATTAGATAGGAGAGTGTAAATAATGAGAAGTATAAATGATGGAAGAAGTAAAACTAATCTTTATAAATCTTGGGTTGCTATGAAAAGAAGATGTGATAATCCAGATGATTTACACCAAAAATATTATAAAAATATAAAAATATGTAATGAATGGTATAATTTTGATACTTTTAGAAAATGGGCTTTATCAAATGAATATGTTGATGGATATACAATAGAAAGATTAGATATTACAAAAGGATATTATCCCGAAAATTGTACTTGGATACCTAAAGAAAAACAAAATAATAATAAAAGAAATAGCCATACTATAACTATAAATGGTATTTCAAAAAATATTAGTCAATGGTGTGAAAAATATAATATTAAATGGACTACATTTTATCAAAGAATAAAATATGGTTATAAAGATGAAGAATTATTATATGGAAGGAGGAGATGACCTATTCGTATTTGGCATTATAAGTTGATTCCATTATTGCCTAAAGATATGTTAGTGTCACAATGGCGTGAATGTATTGCAATTAAAAGGCAATGGGAAAAAGGAACGTTAAAACATAGGTTGGTTAGTTATGTTATGGATTATGATAAATCAAGGTTCTTTAGATATGTTGAAGCAGTTAGAGATGAATTATGTGATAGAAAAATAAATTTTCAAAATAAGTATATGATGGAAATTTTAGATTTTGCATATTATGATGGAAATTTTGAATTATATCCAGAACACAACGATAGATACCTAAAACAATGTTATTATAACTTACAGGAAAAAGCAGATAGAGGTATTATTACTAATGAAGAATGGCAAAAGATAGAAGATTTATTTAAGGAGGAAATATGAAAACAAAAAACTATTTAAAAATAGCGAGCGATTTAAAACAAGAAGATTATCAAAAGTTAATTGAAAAAGCAAAAGGTGATGTAATGTTTCATAAATCGCATAAGCCTTGTAAATTATATATATTAAATCACGAAATCACTAGTGAAATTATATGTGAAGGTATTAAATTAAGTGATGGTGGTAGAACAATTGAAGGTAAATATGTTCCACCATATATGAAATATGCTTTTAAATTTAGATTTTTAAATAAAGACATAGATTTAGTAAAAAATATATTAGATTATAATGATGTAGAAATTGATGGGCAAAAATATTATATTGGAGATTATACATTTCAAAATGAAGTATTTGAATTAAAATTTATATCATATAATTTATTTAAAAGTGAGGTGGAATAAAATGAAAATAGGAGATTATGTAAGAACTAAGTATGGAATAGCAAAAATAATTGATATTAGTTGTGGTGAAGATTTATGGTTTGATAATGATAATATTTTTGATGAAGATGAAAAAGAAATATTTAGATATAACAAACCTAGTATGTATAGTAATTGGGCTGATAATAATATAATCAAATCAAACCCAAATATTATAGACTTAATAGAAGTCGGAGATTATGTAAATGGATATAGAGTAAATGATATAAGAGATGATTTAATATATTGCTGTGAAGATGAGTATGAAGATTATAGTATAAAAATTGATAAAGAAGATATTAAATCAATATTAACAAAAGAACAATTTGAAAGTATGCAATACGAGGTGAAATAAAATGAAAGTATTAAAAATTAAAGATTCGATTATTATCATTACATTTGTTTTGTTAATAATGGATTTAATTGTAACAAACATAAGAATTAATAATATTGATAATTATGAAAGAACTGACGTAAATCATGATGGCGTAACTGATATAAGAGATTTAACAATAGTTCAAAAAAGAATAGTAGAGGGTAGGTGATAAAGAATGCCAAAACTAGCAAAGAATTATTACTATAATAGAACAGGTGAAAAGAAAGTCAACTGCTATATTCTTCACATACCAAAAGAAACACTTAAAAAAAGCGGGATAAACGAGGATGATGAACTCAAGATCGTTGTAAAAGAAGGCAAAATTATTGTGGAAAAGGCATAATTTGTCTTTTTTTTATTTTAATGTTATAATCTTGTATGGTTAGAGTACGAGAGGGAAGATACAATGGCACGAGAAATAATGTTAAATATAATGTTTTCGGTAATTGGTATTATAGTTACGAGTTCATGTGGATATTTAGCAGCAAAAGCGAAGGAATATCATAAAAAATTGAAAGCAAAAGAAAAAAATGAAAATGTACAAAATGAAGCCCTAAAAGCGATATTAAAAAGCCAATTGACTAATATCTATTTTGTTTATAGTGAATTGAAACAAATACCAGATTATGCCTATCAAAACTTTTTAGACATGCTAAAAGTTTATGAAAGTCTTGGTGGCAACGGTTTTATTCATTCAATAGCTAAAAAAATGGAAGATTGGGAAATAACAAAGTCCGGAATATTATAAAATTTGACTTATGAACCTAAAAAATTGTATAATTTAATTAGGGAGTTGGGAAGATACTAGTAATAGTATCTTTTTTGTATTGAAAGGAGGAGAAAGATGTTTAAAGATTATTGGAAATATTTATTTACCACAATTAAAGTGTATCTATTTGTATTAGTGATTATAATTATAATGAAGATAGTTGGATTAGATTATTTTGGTTTAGATGTTAATAATACTTTTATGGTTAAACTTAATGATTTGATTACAAGTCATTGGTATTTGAAAGATATTATTAATCTCACTACTTTATCTATACAATTTTATTTTTACTTATGCATGGTATGTAATAAAAAAGGTTTGTATAAAGAAGCCATAATAAGCTCATTTATTAATATTGTTCACAAAT